ACTCGCCCCGCTGTAGGCTGCTTGGCGGTCGTGGACGGCACGACATATCGCATTATGAACGTGCAGCCTATTCGCCTTACTGGTGAAGATGTGATTTACATTTGCCAGATAAGGTCAAACTAATGATGCCGATTGGCAAGCGCGTTTTTTTCCCGTCGCAATGGGATAGCGGGATTATGGACAGCGTCTTGTATGATACGCATGACCAAGTGGTTGCCTATATCATTAGGCTGGATAACGGCAAAAAGGTGGCGATAGATATGCAGGTCGTGGAGGATTTAGGTGAGTAACTTCAAAATAGCCGCCGCGCTTGCAACGCAATTAGATACGCTCGACCTGCCTACCCATTGGGAGAATAGCGACTTTACGCCCCCTGCTGGCCAAGTCTATTTGTCCGAAAGCCTATTGCAAGGCGCGACCATCCCTATTGGCATTGCTACAGGCTCAAGCGATGAACTAGGCGGCATCTACCAGGTGCTTGTTTACGCTCCTATGGATGCTGGCAAGGGCGCTGGCAGGACTGTTGCCGATACGGTCGCGGCTGCGTTTCAACGTGGCGCTCGGTTGGTCTATGATAGCTTTACAGTGACTATTCAAAACGTCTCACAAGCTGCTGCGTTTCAGTCTGGCGACCGTTGGGTTATTCCCGTTAGCATTGCCTACCGTGCATTCGCATGAGCACATTTACCTTAGATGTTAGCAACTTTGTAGATAAGACCAGCAAAACGGCTGACGCTGAAGTCCGCAAGATATGCTTAGACTTGGTGACGGGCATCGTGCTTAAAACGCCTGTCGATACGGGCCGCGCAAGGGCGAATTGGTTTACTAGCATTGGCAGCCCAAGTGCCAACGTGATAAACTCAACCGACCCTAGTGGTTCTTCGTCCATATCCAGCGCCCTTGGTGCTATATCCAAGGCCACAGGCAACGTCTTATGGATTACAAACAATTTGCCTTATATTTATCGGCTTGAATTTGAGGGATGGTCGAAGCAGGCTCCGGCTGGGATGGTTCGCGTCACCATCAACGATATTGCGCGTCAACTAAGATAGATGACGGGACAATAAAAAAATGCTACAACACTCAAACCATTTGCAATTGGAGTAATTAAAATGTCTGATATTGTTTCTTCCGTCGGCACGGTTGTGTCGGTTTCAACTTCCGCCCCTGCCACCTATAACAGCACTGGCTTTGGCGCACTTACTTGGGCCACTTGCGGCGAACTAGCTGAATTGCCTTCATTCGGCGCTGAAGCTGCTCTTGCTACGCATACGCCATTGGCTACTGGCATTGTTGCCAAGCGCCGTGGTTCGCTTAACTATGGCTCCGTCGCACTGACGATGGCCGTATCTGAGGACGATGCTGGCCAGACCATTCTGCAAGATGCTGCCGAAGCCGCTGCTGGCACGGATGCGCTTGTCTCGGTTAAGGTTGTTCTTGTGAATGGCGAAATCCAGTATTTCACCGCGCAGGTTATGTCCTACAAGGTCAATGTCGGCAATGCTGACGCTATCACGATGGCGGAAGTTACGCTCGAAATCGACAACTCAATCATCAAGGTATAATTAGCTTAACCGCTAAAGAACTTGGGTAGGCAAATCACTATCCGGCTTGCCTACCCAAGACAAAAGCCGGATATTTAGAGGGATAGTTTCTAATGGATTTAAGCAAATTGAAGCCTGTAAAGGCTGAAGAAGGCGCAGTGCTGCAAATCGTTCATCCGGAGACGGAAGAAGCAATTGCTGGCATGACCATCACCCTGTTAGGCCAAGATAGTTCGGTCTATCGCAAAATTCAGTTGGCCAAGCAGCAAGCAATCCTTAACCGCATGGGCAAGGGCAAGAAAAACATTGAACTTGATGCGGAGCGCATTGGCAACGAAATCATTGAGGAAATGGTCAAGCTGACGACTGGCTGGACTGGCTTTCAATTGGAAGGCAAGGACTTGGAGCCTACGCCCGAAAATATCTTGATGGTCTATACCGAATGGACATGGATTAAAGACCAAGCGCAGGAGTTTGTGAACAACCGCGCCAACTTTTTTCGCTGAAACAGTTGACCAGTTAAGGCTTTACGTCAAGCAATCCGCTTGGCTGAACACTATACCGGAAAAGAAGAAAAAGCCTCGGCGTGAATATGTGAGCAGTGTTTCGCTGCCTCCGGTTCACGCTGGGTATTATTTGATAGCCATTCTCTTTGAGGCTGGGCCTGTTAAGCCAATGCCAATGTCGTCACCTGTGGCGATAGATGAAATTGACTTGCTGGCCTACCAAGCCAATCGTGACATTGCCCTGTCGCCTTGGGAGGCTCAAGTTATAAGAGAGTTGTCCCGTGAATATGCCGCCATGCTTTCGGACGCCTCGGAAGCCAATTGTCCTGCGCCTTATTTTTCGTCTGAAACGATGAACGATGAACGCAGGAAAAAGATTGCACAGGGCATGAGCGATTTTGCGAATAAACTGAATGCAAGTAGGGGTGTTTAAGGATTGCTGATTGTGCTACAAGAAGGCATAACGCAGCTTGACAGCAAGAACGGGGAACGGCCTTGGCGGATTTAGCCAGTCTAAAGATTAGCGTAGACAGCACCGATGTTCGCAAGGCTGACGCTGACCTTGCGGCCATGTCAAATAGTGCTGGCCGCACCTCGACATCTATGGACAAGATGATTGCCGCCAACAATCGTATGTCGGCTGCGCTTCAAACGTCAAACAAGGCGACGATTGATGCTGTCAAATATCTTAACGGCCTTCAATATGAATTAGAGACTGTCGGCAAGTCGGCGCTCCAGCTAAAGGCCATCGAAATACGTATGGCGGCAGCAAAAGCGCCGACTGTTGAATTGCAGCAAGAAATCCGTTCACTTGGCGCTCAATTGCTAATGGCAGAGCGCAACGCTGGCAAGGCTACTGGCGGCGTTGGCACTGGCATTACTGGCTTGGGCAATTCGTCTAAACTGGCAGCGCATCACAGCCAAAACTTATTTTTCCAGCTTCAAGATATGTTTGTCGGCTTAACCAGCGGTCAAAAGCCAACGACTGTGTTTATCCAACAGGGTTCGCAAATCGCGGGTATCATGGCGCAGGCGCAAATTGGCGTAATGGGCGTTGTTCGCGCTATCGGCTCTATGATTGCTTCCGTCACAATGGCTGTTGTAACCAATCCTATATTGATGGGCATTGCGGCTGCGGCTGGCGCTGTAGCTCTGGCGTTCAACTTCATGGCGGATGATATTTCAGCGGCCTCTGGCGTTACTGTCACGGCTGGCGATGTCATGATGGGTGCTTTTGATGTCGTGCGTAACTTCTTGTCAACGCAAGTTACTGCGGCGTTCGCATATTTTGGAACAACTGCTGGCGAAGTTTGGAACTCTGTCGTCAGTATCACGCGCAAGGCCGTCAATATTATTATTGGCATTGTGTCGTTCATTCCACGGGCATTCGTGGAAGCCTTCAAAAGTGTGCCAATTGCAATCAATCAGTTAATGGATGGCAATTTTTCTGGCGCTCTTGCTACCATCGGCGGAAGCATGGGCAAGATTGCGGGTGACACTTTTGGTCGTGACTATATAGGCGAAATCGGAAGCGTCTTTAGTGCCGCTGCTGTTAATCGTGCGATTGAGCGCAAGGCTCAAGACGCTGGGCGGAAGATTGGGCGTCAAGTAAGTGCTGGCGCTGCCGCTGGCGTGGCTGATGGGCGCAAAGAATTTGTTGATGCTACACAGGCGATGGTGGCTGAAATCAACACTCTCTTCAGCAAGGCCGATGACGAGCGGATGCGGATTATCGTCGAAGCAGACCAAAAAGAACTTGAACGGACGATGCAAGAGTTCGACCGCTTGAGCGAATTGAGGGCGGACGAGCGGACACGAGTTCTTGAGCAAAACCTAAAGACTGCACAAGACGGCGCACGGATGATTGCCAATGTCATTGGTGGCAGCATTGGTGATGGCATCAAGCAACTGTCAGACGTTCTAAGCAAGAACTTTCCTGATTTTATGCAAAGTGCAGGTAAATCATTAGATGGCCTTAAAAGCACGTTCAATGATATGCTTCGCGGCCTCGGCACAAGCCTTAAAGAACTCGGAGCCTTTGCGGGAGTAGGTGGCGCAGCGGCACGGGCAACTGGTGGCAGTGCATTGGGCGGCTCAATCGGCGGCGCAATCGGCGGCGTAGCAGGTGAGGCATTCAAAGCGCTGGGCAAATACGGTGGCCCATTAGGGGCAATTGCTGGCGGCATTCTTGGTGGCGTTATTGGTGGTCTGTTGAAAAAGACTAAATCAGCCTCCGCGACCATTTCCGCTGCCGCTGGCAAACTGGATGTTGGTGCGATTGTCGGCAACAGCGCAGAGTTCAAGCAGACGGCTAACACTCTAGCTGGCGCTGTGGTGAGCGGCTTGAATAATGCGGCTAACGCACTTGGCGCTGAAATCACGAACGCCCTCAATATCTCAATCGGTCAACGCAAAGACAAGTTTGTGGTCGATACGCTTGGCCAAGGCCGCACTAAAGGCAGCGGCACAACTGCATTCGCCACCGAAGCCGAAGCCGTAGCATTTGCAATCGACAACGCTATTCGCTCTGGTGTGCTTGGTGGCCTTCGCGCAGGGACGCAGCGGCTGCTTCAAGGCTTTGGTGACGTTGAAGCACGATTGGCGGAGGCTGTCGATTTTGAGAACGTATTTAAGGCAATGGAAGAAAGCGCAGACCCTGTAACTGCCGCGCTTGGCAACCTTGATAAGAAATTCGCTGGCTTGATTGAAACATTCCGCAAGGCTGGTGCGACGGCTGAAGAATTTGCAACGCTTGAAAAATACTATCAACAAGAGCGCCTTAAAACTATTGAGCAAGCTAATCAGGCTGCAATCGAAAAGGCCAACACTGCGCGTGATGCGTTGATTGAAGTCTACAGTCGTCGCGCCACTGGCATTAACGGTCGCAATGAGTTCATATTTTGAAGGCGTGACCGATGCAAAGGCCAAGCCTCCAGCGCCGTCAGTCGATAGAAACTGGCCAGATGTTCCGTCAGCCGATGGCAATGTAAGAGTTAGGTTAGAGGCAAGCGCATTGGGTGCTTTGAGCGAAACATAATTGCTGCCGTTATCCGTGTCCTCTGGCAACCGGACTTCACTGCCGCCAGCCGCATTGCCGATAACTTGGAACGGCGATGTCGGATAAAATGTTAGCAAGGCCCAATTGGTCGCATCCAAGCTAGGGTCGGTCGTTCCTGCGCCGCTTGTCTTGCGGCGATAAGTTTGGAATGAAATAGGGCTAATTACATTGTCGCCAATAGCGTAGGTCGTGCCGCTAACCCATAGGCCAACGTCAGCCGCAGCCAATGCAGAGGTTGCCGCCGCGCTTGCAATGTCAGCGTCCGCAGCAGCCGAGGCCGCATCTGCATCAACGGTCGCGGCAAGGTTATCCAAATAAGTCGCTTGAGCATTAGCGTCAGTCGCAAATTCTGGTAGCGCCGCAACAAACGCATCGGCTTCAATCGCAAAATTGGTCGGGTCAGTTGACCGCGATGGTGGTGTTGGCAATGGCGTGATGGTTGGCGCTGGCATTAGATAAGTCCCTCGACTTCAATAGAGCAATCAGAAATGCTTGGAGTGGATATTACTATATTAAACTGCTTGTAAAAGCCATATACGACAGTTTCCGGTTTGTCATCCTCTCCGATGAACACAGTCGGTGTCGTGCGAATATCCGCAAGCAGCTTTTGCACTGTAGGAACGCGGTTGGTTTCGACCGTAACGTCATAGTCAGCGCGTTTGCTATATGCCCGTTGCTGCACAACGATGTTGCCATAATCGTCAGTCGTCTTGATTGAATAATCTTGGATTGAAACGCTTGTGCCAAAGTTGGCAACGCCGAGCAGGGCTTGCCGACCAATGACCATTTCGCCGCAAGCAGCCGTAGCTGCGCCAGCATCAATCGTTGCTGTGATTGTCGCATTAAGGTAGCTTGGCAGGTCAGTGAAAACCGCATCCGTTAATTGGTAAATCCCCTCAAAGAAGTAGGCATACCAATCGGCAATCAAAGTGTTATCTTGAAGCGACTTCGTTTGATTATAGACCTCCCCTTCAACAGGGTCGGTCATTACAACATTGACGGTGTTACCAGCCAGCCCAAAGAAGGCGGCAGCGTTGACAACTTGGTTCGGGTCAATCGTTACGACAATCGTGCCAGTGCGCGTTGATTGAGTGCTAATGACGTTATCGAACATCTTATAGCGGTTAATCGCGCCAACGACCTTCCATGTTGGCACAGGCAAAGCAACGCCAACGCTAGGTTGGTCACTCGTGCTAGGCGATGCAATCACCTCATAGAGCGTCGTGCCTTCATAGCGTTGAACGCCAGTGGCATAGGTTCCGGCTGTCCAAAGCGTTTCAGTAATAGCGACATTAGAGGCCGTCAGCGTTGAAGACGTTACAGGTTGTGGCGTTATAATCCTCATGCTGCCCAATTCCTTGCCTCTGGCAACCCATCGCCATCCCAGCGGTTGAGTTGGTCAGATGTTTTTCCGGTGTTCTTTGCAATCGCGAATAGGCCTGCCTGCATCTCGCTACGCATATTCGCAATTTGAGTAGCCACATTGCCGCCGCCAGAAAGGATTTCGGCAGTTTGCGCTGCGTTGTAAATCCGGCTTGGGCCAGTCGCTTCCAACTCTGGGCCATTCTCGCCAACGACGCGGAGGCCGCCACCGAAGTCGCCGCCAGACGCGAAGCCACGGATGCCAAAATAATCGCCGCCATATTGCTCGAAGGCATCGCGGATTGCGCCGTCCACTGCCTCTGTCAATGCAGCAGCTTCAAAGCGCAGCGCACTGTCAGCGATAGTCTTGTCGCGCTCCGCAATCGCAGCCTGCAAATTCTTGATGGCGTCCGCAACACTCAAAGTGCTTTCATTGAGAGTAATAAGACCATCGACCGATGCGTTAAGCGCGTCTAGTTGGCCTTGTGCATATTCCTCAAGCGTCTTGGTCTGCACGATAGCAAGGTCAACCGCCTTCA